TTTGCCATCTTTATCGGTTTTATGTTCTTTTAGCTCAATATAATCGCCATGCCAGTCATCCCATGTAGCACGAGCTAGTTCTGACTTCCTTGCGCCAGTGAAAATAAGTAAAAGAATAAAGCTGACTGAGTGCAACAAAGAGTTATCTTCGTCTAATCTTCTAAATAATTCTTTAAAGATATTGAGCTTTTCTTCTGGTGTGTAATGTCTAGTTCTTTTTACCTCTGCGTGCTTCTTGATTCTACTAGCTGGATTGGTTTCCAAGTATTCGTAATCAATCGCAATCTCAAAGACAGTCTTTAAAATAGTCAGACAACGATTGGCAGTATATTTAGATCTTAAACTGAGTTCGTCAAACCAAGACTTAACATCTCCTCTGCTGATTGTATCTATTGGCAAATGACCAAAGCCAGGCTTGATGTCTTTCTCGTACAAACGCACGTACTCTTGAATGGTCTTTCTGTTATTCATTTCCAACTGTTGTTGGTATTTAGCAAAGACATAATCTGTCGTTGGTGTCTGCTTATCATTCTTAGCTAAAGGATCAAAGCTAGTATCAAGTAACATCTTGGCTTGTAGTTCACTTGCAATCTTGCGTACTGTTTGTATGGGAGTTGCAGCGTTACCTATCTTCATGTTTCTGCGTTTGCCATTGATAGTATATTTAAGATAGTAACTGATTTGTTTCTGGCCTTTGCTATTAGTCCAAGCTACTTGTTTGATGCTTTGGTTAAGTTTGTCTGAAGTTATCTTTTTCATCTTCTTCTCCTTTTGATTTATATTTATTATTTAAATAATCTATTCTTTGTTTCAAAGATTCTAATTCTTTAGCTTCTTTTTCTATTAAACCATCGATGTAATCTGGATTATCTAAAACTACTTTACTAGCTAATTCAAAAAAAGATGTAATGTTTTTGATTTTGAAGTCTGTAATAAATTCATTTATTTTTTTCTTTAGTTCAGGTTCAATCCTAAGACTAAGTCTGTCTGATTTTTTCATCTTTTCTCCTACACCAAGTGAATTTCTAAGTTCCAAACAAAAACAAAGATAATGCCAAGCAATAATAAAATGATTAAGTCTTTGGGTTCTCTCATTGTTTCTCCTTTTTAGTAAAAGAATACTAAACAATGTAAAGTGATAAAGCAAGTAGTTTAGTGATTATTAAGGGGTTGCATTGTGATAAAAAGTGTGATATAATGATTTTTCATTAATTAAACAAAAGGAGAATTATGAAAAAAATAGATGATATGATTCGTGGAGATCACGAAAATTATAAAGAGTATCTTAAACTTAAAAGGAAAAAGGCTATACAACTTAAATCAAAAGAAGATTTAGACTTTGTAGAAACTGAATATTCTTTTAGAAGAAAAATATCAAAACTTAATAATAAATATACCTTTTTACACATAGAGTTTGATGGCGATACTTTTGATTGTTATACAACTTGGGTTTGGGGTGGTTTTGATGAAGAAGATCCAAATGATCCATACCATGATGAACATTACTGCGACTCTTACCAAGAGGCTTATGAAAGATGTTTGGAGTATATTGAATTAGGAGAAAACAGAAAGTAATTTAATTCAACAACTTGATAGCTTCGTAAAAACTGTCTTTTGAGTTTATGTTTTTCATAAGAGAGTCTTTAAAAGTTACTTTGGTTCTTTTGCTGTTCTCAAATATTTTAAATATTATCGTGTTGTATTCCAGACAGTAAAAGGCATAAAGATCAACCATGCCTTGTTTATAATCTCTGATTTTTGTATTAGCACCTCTACGCATATCAAAGCACCAATTAACTCTTTTGTGAGTCTTGTGGCACATTTTTTTTAAAGCAGCAGTTTTTACCTGACACTTGTACATGGTGTCGTCTATTTCAAAGATTATGTCGGCATGACTGCCATGTGGTAGAACGTGGACTGTATCGCTTTCTAAGCTCAGAAAACTAGCCACAGCGTACTCGCCTGCTCGGCCTGTTCTTTCTGTGGCTCTGGACATTACTTTAATCTTTCAATTAATCTTCTTACCGCTTTATTGAGTCGTTTATATTTAACTTCAGCAAATCTTTTAGGATCTTCTGCTTGTGCAAATTCAAGAGTTTCAGCTCTAATTTCTTTTAATAATTCTCTAAGAACTATTTCTTTTGCAGGATTATTTAATCTTTCATAATTAGGACTTGCTACCAATGTAGATACAGCTTCTTCAACTACTGGCCCCATATACCTTGCCAAGATTTGATCTGCTGTTCTATCTCCAGAGTAAGGCAATATATCTCTACGTCTAAATCCTAATCTATCAAATTCTTTTTCTGCTAAATTTTTTGGCTCTCTTACAGTTATACCTGTTAATTGTCTTGCTAATGGGCCAAGTACTTCTATTTCTGTTCCAGGAACTCTAACTGTTTCTGGTCTGCCAGGTGTAGCAGCTCTTGTAGGAGATTCTACTTCTGGAAATTGTTCTCTAACAAAAGGAACACTACGAGCTAATTCTTGTCCAATATCAGGAAGAACTTCTCCAGTTGGAACTGTTGTTCTAAATTCTTGGTCTTGATCTACAAAATCATTAAACATTCTTAAAGGTGTTAGATAACCACTTAAAACATTGGCGGTAAAATCAGAAATATATCTGTTTATTTTTACTTCATTGTCAATACCAGTTAAATCTTCTACTACATTATTTACTAACTCTAACGTTGCTCCAGCTCTAAATTGTGCGCCTGATAAACCTTGAATAATATCTTTTGCGTCTATCCCACCTCTGCCTGATTCCATTCTTACAATAAGATCAGCAACTAATAAATATGGAGTTAAGGGAAAGTATGGTCGCATATCTATTGTAGTGCCATCAGTTCCTCTCATTTCATACCATTTTTCACCGCCATAGCCTTTACGCTTGGCTTCTATTGCTCCCATTAAAACAGCAGAACCAAGAATCGATTTACTAAAAATTCCCATATCTCCTTCAGCGACTTTTGCTCTTTCTTTCTTTGAGAGTAAAGCAAGTGGCCCAAGAGGACTGTGTTGAAATTGAAATTTCATAGCATTAGACATAAATCTAGCAAAAGGCAAAACACCAGTAGTAATGAAAGGTATGGAGTTAGCAAGATCAACAAAAGATTTTCCTAATTTATTATCAGGAGTTTTTGCGTAAGTAAATTCAAGTGCATCATCTACTGCTTTTTCTACATCAACTTTTGATATGACATCACCATTATTGGTTTCAATAACTTCTTTTAAAGAAATACCTTTTTTATTTAAAGTTTTTTCTAAAGAAGCAGCAAACATTCCTCGTCTGTAATAAAATTCTTGCATCCTATTTAAAAAGTTCAAACCATCAACAATTTTTTGCGCACCTCTAAAAGTTTTGCTTTGCGAAGCATCTGCTACTTCAGAAGCATAATTATTAAAAAGCCTATCTTTTTCATTTACAAAATACTTTGTTGCAAACTCTGTGGCTTCTTTAGCAAATTTTTTATCGCTAGTTAAATTTAATAAAAGATTAAAAGAATCTGTGTAGTCTATTGGTTTTTCATCAACACCAAATAATCTACGCATAGGATTAAAGGTTGCATTTAAAGCGTTATCCATTGTTTTTGATAAAGTGTGCATACCTACTCTGCCTACTTGTGCAGTAAAGTTACGCATTGATGTTGCTATTTGACTGACTAATAAACCACGTCTTATGTTATCTAGCTTATAAGCACCATCTTGGAATCCTCTAAGCAATCCTGTTGCCATATCATCTTTAGGCGCAATACCAGATAATTCTGCACCAACATTTTTTAAAGCTGCATTTGCTACACTTAATTGAGCCAATCTTCGACCAGCATCAGAAGCACCTAACTTAAATAATTGTGCAAACTGATTTTCATTTATATTGTTTCTTTTTAAAATATCAACAAAAACTTCTTTATATCTAGGCACATTAGGAATCATTTGTATAACGTCAAAGAGTTGATCTGATATTTGTATGTTGGGATTTCTTGGAATTTGCAAGGTATCTAAAATATCTACCCCCATATCAATAGCTTTTTGATTTAGTTCTAAATTAAAATCTGCTTGAAAATCTTCTTTGACCGCATTTACTTCATCTCTTATGTCCTCTGCTAATTCTCGATTAAAAGCATTTATTTCTGGTTTTAATTCTGCTTTAGCTTGTTCAAAAGTAGTTTCGGTATCAATTAACGAAGGTTTGGTTTCTTCTATTGCTAGTTTTTCTTGAAATTTTTTAGCTGCCCTTCTACTTCCATAACTACCTACAGCACCACCAAGCGTACTTCCAGCAGCAGCACCTATAGTTGCAGCTTTAGCACTTTGTCCAAAATCAAATCCTTCTTGTTGTCCAGCAGTTATTCTGGCTGATTGTCTTAAAGCATTATCAGTAGTTGCATACAAACTTCCTTCTATTGCACCAACTTTAGCACCTTGTTTTAAACCAGCCTTAGTTGCTTCTTTTATACCTGTTTTAATTCCTTGTTTTACTGCTTGTGCGCCTGCTGTTCCTGCACCAAAAGTTCCAATACCAACATAAGTAGTAGGATCAAAAATCAAACCTTTTAACGCTCTGCCAAGACCGCCAAAAATACTAAAATCAGCTTCTTTGGCATCGTACATATCCATTAATTTTACAAAATCTTTTTTTTGCTTATCAGTTGCATAACTTAATTGTGTTGCTTCGTAAGCCATTTTAGGCAAGTTGTAATTAAAATTACCCATATACCTTAAACCATAGTTAGCATATTCTTTGTCAGAATCTAAACCGATAGCATTAGGCCCTTCATTTAATTCATATACAGACTTAGAAGCTGCTATCCAATCAGGATTGCTAACAATGTTTTCTTCGGTAAGTGTGTTTTCTTGCTTAGATACTAAATCTAAAAGTTCTTGTTTAGTTGGTGTTCTATCTGATTCTACGCTGTATTGCTGACCATCTTTGGTAAAAGTATATGTTGTCATTTATCATTTATAAAAAAATTATTCAAGATCGCCTAAATTTATTGGAGTATTATTGCCAAACTGACCTTTAAGTAATTCTTGAATAAGATTAAATTGATCGCTTTTCTCAATATAATTTTTGTAAATTCCATATTGACCTGGTTGTTCTTTTTTTAATTTATTAACTCTTTCCTCAAAACTTCCTTCATAATTTTGCAAAGTTTGCAAAACATTTAATTCTAAATTTCTTAATGTTTCTGAAGCACTTGGTGGTTTTCTTTCTCTAAATTGTTCTGCTGCATAAACTTTTGGAAACATTTGAGCTAAGACTCTCATGTTAGGCGATAAATCTGCACCTAAAGATTTAATAAGTTCTTCTTGTTCAAGAGCTTTTTGTCTTTGTCTATCAACTTCTGCTTGTTGTCTAAAGGCTTGCGATCTTTGCAAAGCACGACCAGCAACATCTCTACCAGCAAACGCATCACTTAAAGCAGCCAACATAAAACCAATGCGTTGGTTTCTGGTCATGCCACTTGTGTTTGTGCTTGTGCTTGGTTGTTGATAGTTTTCTTTGCTAATAGTAAAAGGCTGTTGTTGTTGATTGCCAAGCAAGTTAAAAGCAGTTGGATTGTTAGGATCAAATATACTCATAATTAATAACCACTAAACATACTAAAAGATGTTGGAGAAGTTGAAAAAGCACCGCCAGTTCCAGCAGGAGTAGAAAAAGAAGTACCAACACCACCACCGCCAGCAGCTCCAGCACCTCCAGCACCTATTCCGCCAAAACCACCCATAAAAGCTGCGCTTGCTAAGCCTGCACCAGTAGCTAAAATATCACCTAAACCAGTTTCTTTTTGTTGTCTTTGTCCAATAACCGCAGGAGATATTTGTCCTGAAGCTGCTTGTAATATTCCTAACTGACGTAATGGGAAGTCAAGTTCTCTTTCAAACTCACCTCTTTGTGCTTGTAATTTAGCTTGTTCTAGTGCTTGTCGTTGTGCGCCGATACTAGATAATAAACCAAGCGCACGATATTGTTCACCTAATTGACCGCCTAATAAACCAGCTTGTTGTTGTCTAGCTCTTAGTTCTAAGTTTGCTTGATTGAGTGCTGCTTGTTGCCTACGAGCTGCATCAGCTTCAGCCATACTTAATGCTTGACCAAATCCTCTGGAACGTAAGCCAGCAATTGTTTGTGCTGCTTCTTCAGCAAATGGTCTAGTAGCTTCTGATTCTATTAAAGCAGAACGACTACCACCAAACGCACCAGCTCTTATTGCTCTGGATTGTGCTTGTTGTTGTGCTATGTCTTGTCGTCTTTGAATATCTGCTAATGCAGGTTCTAAGACTTGTTCTGTGTAAGGATCTTGATAACGAGCTATATCGGTATCTAATAAAGATGCAGCTTGCACAGTAGGTGCATCCATAGTTGCTAATTGTGCCAAATTAGCTCTTGGATCAAGAGCCATAGTTTCACCAAATAAACCTCTAGTTGCTCGCATAGCATCTAATTGATCTTGCGTAAGATTAGCAACCATATTGCCTGAATATGCTTTAAAAGGCATATCAGCAGCTTTCATTCCTTGTTCAGATGCTTCTGTATAAAGATCAAGTAAATATTGAGGTACTACTGCTTCTTGTGTTGTTGCGCCTTTACTCATAATTCTTTTCTAATCATATATTCTTGTTCAAAACCAAGCTTTTTAAGTTTCCGAAGCCAACCTTTACGACCACCACCATATAATCTTTTTATACCAATGGCTTTAGCAAAAGTTTCGATAGAAGTTAATATTTCTTCTAACTCTTCGTATTTACCACCACAAAATAATAAATTCATTACTTTGTGCTGTGGAAACGTAACAATTTCAGTTATAAAAGCTGATTCTTTGCCTGGCCACAGATGGAAAAATCCATGTCTTATTTTATCTTCTATATCGGCTATTGTATAGGAATCTTGATGTTTTAAAGCAGGTTCAATAAATTGCTTACAATATTCCCAATGAATTTCCCAATCTTCTTTTTTAATCACCCTTTGCATATTCAACTAAACTGGTTATTGCCATAATTCTATTAGCATCGTTAGCAGTTAATTTAAGTATTTCACCTGCTTGTAAAACCAAATCTCTACTTAATAATTCAGCAGTTGTATTACCTGCGACAGTAAAATCGTCATAAATGTTAAAAACATTAGAACTAGAGTCAGTCAAAGTAACGCTTAAAGTAGTTGATGAGGCATTGTTGTTATTTACTAAAATAGACTCAATAACTGCAAAATCAAAATCTGAACCAGATGGTGCAGTAAATAAAGTAGTTGCATTAGTAGTAGTCAAACTTACTTTGGCATTAGTTACTCTTTGTATATATTGACTTTTACTAGCAGGATCTATCATCTACGACCTCTAGTTTGTATATCCAATCTGATTTTGCCAACTTGAAAGTCTTGCGTAACATCGCCTTCTACTTTCATCTGTACTTGTCTAGCAGAAAATCTAGCATCGGTATAACCATCAGCATTAAAAGAAAAACTACCAAAATCTGTTTCTGCACCTAATGGTGTAAAACGACCAGTAAAACTTAAAGTTATTGCTGGTAAAGTTGTAGTTTCTTCGTCAGGTAAGATTTGATTTACCTGTGCTACTTTGTCGCCATTACCTATTTCCAATGGGCCAGTACGACAAAAAGGTTTTCTTGTGCCTAATCCTGGTGAATTAAACAAAGCTCTTTTATCGTGTTCATAAACAAAACCACCAGAGTCACAAGCAATAGGATTTGCAAAAACACCTTGATCTATCCAAGCACCTCTATCAAGTTCGCCAATAGACCAAACATTGTCTAAATAGTTCCAAATGATATATTTGTTTGGTGTTAATTGATCTACATCGCCTACTGGAAAAAACCACCAGATTTCATTGTAGTCAATGTTATGTGCGCCAAAAGTAGTTTGTTGAGTGTTTTGTTGAATATTATCAAAAATAAAATCATGTACTTCTGATTTAAGTTCTCTAACTCTACCATCGTAAGTAAAGAAAGAGTTTTCACTTATCCATGATAAGAACCCACCAGAAGATACGATTGATCTTGGACTAATTGCTTTACAATTTACCCCAGCATCTTGTATGCCATAAACAAATGGACTGCCTGTGTAGTACAACTTGTTTATACCAACATCGGTAAAAATAATAATATCGTTGTTAAATTTAACAGCATAAGTTGCTTTACCACCAGTAGCTATTTGCAAATCGCCAGCAGTATTTCTAGCAGAAGATGTCCAAGTTGTATTATCTTCTCTGTCAGACCAAGCTATTTTACGAGGATCACCGCCAGAACCTATTGCAATTAAATGTCTTTCATTACTAACAACAACTGCTTGACAACCAGTTGGTGCGTTAGTTACTGCGGTGGCTATCGTATCTGGACTGCCACTACCAGCATCAGGTCGCCATTGATAAATTTTGCCATCGCCTGCAAAACAAAAAATTAAATGCTCTCCCCAGTTAGCAAACGAAAAACTTTTAGTATTAAAATTTATTCCAGAGGTACTTCGTTCGTCTCCCCAATCTTCTACACCATAATTAAAAGCTCCATAACCAGTTGAGGTAATAACATCATCACCGACAAAACCAGCAGGTGTAATATCGTACCAAACATCATTGTATAAAACATTTATTCCAGATCTAGTGCCAATAGCTAAAACTTCTTCTCCATTATTTGCTTTGTAAGAATACATACCTATTGGAACTGCTGGCTTAATAACTCTTGCAGAAGCAGAAGTTGCAGCAGATGTGCCAGTACCAGTTGTAGCGACAGTAAATGTCGTGGTAGAAGGTACAGTTGCTACTGTAAAAGTTGTGTTAATTTGATTAGCGGTAATACCACCTGTAGCTGCAAAATCCTCAAGAACTACTGTATCGCCAACGCTAAGATTATGTACAGCAGTTGTGGTTACAGTAATATTTGCGTTTGATGATGCAGTTGTAACTGTAGCGGTTAAAAAAGTACCAACTGGATTTTGTCTAAAAGTTGTCCAACCGCCTAAAGGTTTTAAATAACCATTTTCAAAACGTACTAAATCACCATCTACCCAACGACTTTTGTTGGCATAGTCAGTACCATTTTTAATTATTCCTGCTGGTGGTGTAATTGGAACTAGAGCCATGTTTAGCTCCTATGCTGTACGCTTCCACATATATACAACAATGTATGGTTGTAAGTTGTTATGTGCAGTATCACTACCTACTGTGCTTGACAAAGCAAGATCTGGTTCTGAGTAAGTGCTTCCAGATTTTCTAATTCTATAACTTTGTGAGCCATTATCATAAAAATGTGCTGCAGAAAGACTAGCTGTGGTATCGCCAATATTTCCAACTCCTACATTTTTGAAAAGTAAATGTTGGTGTGATGGTATTTCACTTTCAGTTAACGTATGTGTTTTTGCACCGCCTGTTTCTTCAGCAGTATCAAAATCTGTATCAGACGAATCTATACCGACAGGAACTTTACCTGCTCCAAAAGCTACCCATGTACCAAAACCTAATAAAGTAGCAGGATTAGTATTGTTTGTTGCATTTATGTAAATTGAACCTATTGGATATATTTTATCAAAAATATCTGTGCCATTTATTTGTACTTCTCCGCTTGTAGTATTGATGTTTCCAGAAGCAGTAACAGTTGTAGCCGATACAGTTGTTGCTGCAACTGTACTAGCAGAATTTGCACCAATAGCTGTGCCATCTATTGCACCGCCATTAATATCTACTGTTGTTAAAGTAGAAGTTCCAGCACAAGTAAGACTTGCTAATGTTGCTAAACTAGAACTGTTAAGCGTAGTAAAAGCTCCTGTAGAAGCTGTGCTTGCACCGATTGTAGTGTTATCAATAGCTCCACCTTCACAATCAATTGTGCCATTTATATCTAATGTGCCACCGACTGTAAGAGTTTTTCCAGAACCTACGTTAAGACCTACTGAAGTGCCATCTCCAGCAGATGCAAAAATACCATCCACAGCATCAAGATCTGTATTGATCTTGCCACCCCATGTATTTGTAGAAGCTCCAACTTCAGGCTTAGTTAAGTTTAAATTTGTGGTAAAGGTGTCTGCCATAGCTATAAATTATAACTTAGTTATGAAATTTTTTTATAAATTCTTTCCGTAAT